GTTATCACCTGCGCTGCTCTCAAAATACTGCTCAACAACACCTTCAGAGGTTAGGCTGCCACTGGCTGTTCCAATGTAGGCCGTAGCTGTTGATTTAGTGATTGTGCCAGATGTAGCTTCCCAGCTTCTGACATTGTTCTCAAAGGATGGGTTGGGAGATAGGTTGCTTCGGTAATACTCAAAGCTAGGGTTTGAGAGATCGTTGTTTCGGCTTCGGAATACTAAGCGACCTAACTTGTCAATAAACAATCTGCCAGGCTCTGCCTTTTCAATTTCTTGCAAGTAACTAAGGGCATTGGTTCCATCAGAAACTGTGTAATCACCCATAGTGGCAACACCTGGCGAGATGTTTCTAAGAGATGCTGGCCAAGTTGCAGTGCCACCTACCTCTGGTCTAATGAGCACATCAAGGATTCGTTCGCTACTTAGTTGCTCATTAGGGGCAAAGTCAGTAAGGGTTTGGCTGTTTAGGTTCCAGAAAGCATCAGAGGCAACTAGCTCAGCAATGGATTCGCCAGTTGGTGAGTAGCTAAAGTTCCAGTCAGTAATAAAGCCGGTAAAGACTATCTGCTCATTTGAGTAGATTCTCACCTGACCAGTTGGGACTATCAACCCCTGGTAAGGGCTAGGTCCATAATCAGGGTCATAGTTTCTTGTTTCGTTGTTTAGCTGAACCGAGCAAGAGGCAGCGTTGAAGGTGTCCTGCTGTGGGTCTTTACCTCGGTTGACAGCAATAGCAACAACATCCGCGCTAATGTCATTGAACTGAACAGGCTCATTCTGAGGCGCAAATCCAAACTCTACTTTGATTGACAATTAGGCTCTCCACGCTGAACCGGACTGACGCTCAAAATCTCTAATGGCGTTTACTACTGCTCGACCAACATCTGATCCTGTTGCTAGTCCACCAGTGACCTCGATGCTGTAATTGTTTATAGTCTGCTGACCACTAAAGGCTGCGCTAGTTCCTGTGCCGGCTATGCCACCTGCTAGGTCACCAAACTCACCATAGGCTTTGTTGATTTGACCGATAAAGCCAGCACCGCCACCAACAAGGGCTGAGGCTAGTTGGCTACCTGCCATTGGCCCAGCCTGGATAACCTGCTGGAGTAATGCCGAGTTTAGTCCCATACCTGAAAGCTGTGAGATGCTTCGAGCAAAGCCCTTAGTGCGCTCTAGTAGCTTTGAGATGTTTCTCGTAATGCTGTTCACAGAGTTGCCGAGTGTTGGAAGGTTGAAACTAGACAGGATGCTGTCTTTGATTTGACCAAACAATGACTTTACTGAGTCTGCAAAAGACTGAAAAGCAGATTCTCTTTTGTCTAGTATTTCTTGTTCTTTATTGGCTGCCTGAGCTTGAGCATCGTTAAGGTTATTTAGTCCATCAAGAAGTTCTTTTTGCTGTTGATCTAAAGCAGATGTATCAAATGTTGGAATAGATACAGCACCAGCACTAGCAGCGGCAGCGTCAAGCATGCCTTGTATGTCTGGCATAGCAAAACCAGTTGGGCCAGAACCAATGAGACCAGCGCGCCGATTCTGATCCCTTAGAGCGTGTCGCCTATTTCTGTTGGCAGCGTCATTAGAGGTTGCCTTGCTACTAGCAGCGTGGAATAGTTCAGCAGCATCGCTAGCGTCAAGCAAGGCAAAGATAATCTGCTTGATAACACTTAGGTATGGTGAGAATAAAGCAGCAGCGTTGGCAACTGCTATCGTTTCAGTTTCAAACTGTCCTAAAGCGGGTATTGTTTTTTCAATAGCTGTCTTGGTTTTGCTGTAACTATCTATCATGACGGCAAGACCAGCAATTACAGCCACAAAAGGAATCAGCCTCATAGCTGAACTTAGTAGGTTAGTCGCAATAGTGGCAAGCGTTGTTCCAGTTGCGAGCTGAGCTGTAAAGTAAGTCTGCAAAGCTATTGCGGTTTTGACAATTCCAGAGGCCACTGCCATAAGCTTAAACGCGGTGTTCAGAATAAAGATTGCCGCGACAACCTTGCCGATGGTTTCAATGTTTTGAACAAAGAAAGTAGTGACATCAACGATTGCGGTAGTCAAGGCTTTCCAGTCAACAGACTCAATAGCTGCCTTTAGCTTTGGTCCTATCTCTGGAATCAAAAGCCTTAGCTGTTCAATCATTCCCTGCAAGGCTGGCATGACTGCCATTGTTGCTTCCTCGCCGATTGTGCCAAGCTCATGCCCCATAAGGTCAAGCTGACCTGAGAAGGTCTTTGCGTAAGCTGCACCCGATCCACCGAACTGAGCTTGTAGCTCGGCAAGGATAACCTTTTGCGCTCCCATCATGTCGCCAGAGTTTTGCAAAGCCTTTATTTGAGCTTCTTGTTCCTCTGTGAAACCAACACCAACCTTGCGGAGTGCAGTCAGACCTGTGATTGGGTCGTTGAGTGCCTTACCTAGTCGGATAGCTGAGCCTGAAGCATCCTCGCCTAGTGCGCGGCCCATGTCCACCATAATTGCGGTGGTTTGGCTAAAGATGTCGTTACCGGCACCAGCCTGGTCAGAGATGTTGCGGAAGGTAAGCAAAAGGTTTGCACCCTCTTGGATGCTCTCGGCCTCTGTCGCTGTAAGGGCTTCAAGTCTGCCAGCTAGTGCTTCAACCTGACCAGCACTGATGTTGGCAGCGTTACCCATTGAGGTAATAGTCTGTGCGGTCTGTGCATTTATTCGCTCGATGCGAGCAAGTGACTCAACATTCTTAGCAATCAAAGCACCTGCACCAGCAAGGGCTACGCCAAGCGCGGCAAAGTTGCTACCTAGTGATCTAACTGAACCCTGCAAGCCAGCAAAAGCGGCATTGGCAGACTTTAGACCTTTAGGGTCGAAGCTGGTGAGGATTGGAATTCTAATTGCCATTACATAACCTTAATTTTTGCATTTATTCGATCTGTGTAACTCTCGATAGTTTTGAGCATATCGGCAGCCAATCTATCTTCTCTATCAGCTAAAGCAGGATAAACATAGCGAGAAGGTATGCCACCAAGATTGTCTGTCATGCCTTTACCTTGACCAGTAATTCTGTATTGAAAAGTTGCGGTGTTTCCACGCCTAACAACCGGCCTTGATTTTGTCGGTCTTTGTCGCCCTCTGCCACCAACTCGACCTCTACCCTTGTACTCGTAGGTCAATGCTGGCCCATTCATCATTGTCTTTCGACCAGCCATGTCAGCTATCTCTAGACCAGCGGCATCCCCTGGTGATACGACTGCAAGCCTGGCAAGTGGGATTGTGTCGCTGTTTCCCCAGCCTCGTAGCAAGAGTTGAGCGCTTACTTTGGCCCCAGCAAACCTAGTACGACCATAGTGATTCATACCAGATAGGGGTGCGGTTGTTGGCAGGTTAGATTTGATAGCCGTTACTACTGGCTGAGCAATGCGCCTAATGTCTTTTCTAAGCGCCGTAATCGAACCTGGTTGCACAGCATCAAGAAGCTCCAAGGTTTCTTTTACACCTTGTATTCTTATGCGTTGTATTGGGGCAACCAACAATGACTCCTAGATTGGGTAACTCTAATAATTCTACCCAAAAGAAAAACCCCCTTTCGGGGGCTTATCTTTTTGGAGATTGGCTTTGGTTCCTAGAAATTAGATACCGGCTTATAGTCCACAACATTCGTTCATCTAACTTCATAAGCTCAAGTGGACTAATGCCCGACTCAACTGCTAGTGAAGCGATGTACCAATGTGCAGATTGGTCGCCTAGCCCTTTGATGCTTTTGGGTCGTCTGCGGCAGAAATGGTAACTACCTCATCCACCCACTCCTCAAAAGGTTTGGCTGTTGACTTTGTGCGTGTTTCGCTTGCCCAAGCTAGGAACAAGAGGTGAGTAATCTTAAGGTCTTTTTCTAGGTTTGCAATAGACAAGTTAAAGTTTGACTCAAACTTGACCATATCAGACGCTAGACAGGTGACCTCTTTAGTTTCACCAGGCTTGTTGCTGAACTCGATTTGTAGGATTATTTTCATGGGGTTAGCTTAGCAGATTACGCTGCTGGGGCAGTCCCGCGAACGATTTCGCCGCTCACAGGCCATGTAATACTGAGGCTTGCAAGATCACCGATACTACCGGCAAATGGCTGGTACTGAGTGACTAGCGCATTGAAGCGGTACTCAGGGTTAGTTGCGGTTACAGTTCCAGAGGTAGGTGCAATCTTGACTGCTACTGTTTCACCCATAAGTGGGAACAATAGAGCGTCAACTGCGCCAGCACCGAAGTCTTGGTGGAAGTCTAGGGATACAGATGCATCCTTTAGTCCACCAATGCGTGTGCGGTATGAGCTACCAAATGCAGTTGTTTCGACCTCATCGGTTGTGATGTCAAGAGTTACAGATGCAATTGAAGTGCTTAGTACAGCAGTTCCGATTGTGACCTTGTAGTCTTGTGCATAAAATTTTGCCAATTTATTTCTCCTAGTTTGCTATGACTGTGACTGTAAAGTCAGCAGCCAGGTATGTGGTGTCGCTTATTGTCAATGAACCAACAGAGTCCATAGACACTACTCGGCAGTCGTAGGCATATCCACCAAGAGTACTATCTGATTCTACTGCATTTTTGACACTGTTTGCCCCTGGTGAGATGTAAGCATCTAGCTTGCGCTGTGCCTCTCTCTCGGCAGCCCTGCCAACTATTGCTGTGATGACAAAAGTGTAGCTAGTCATTCCCTGAGCAAAGGCTCGGTCATAGCTCACATTGTTTAGCGCAACAATGGCGATGGGTGGGTTGGGTAGATCGGGAACCTCAGCGGCTGTGCGTAGCCCTGGAATGGTTGCAAGGTTAGCAGCTAGTCGAGTTCTAATCTGACTAATGCTCATTAGCCGAAGTTCCTCATAATCTTGAATGGCATAGCAAGCTGTTCAACATCTGGGTCAAGGTAGCGACCAACGCGGATTGCTCCCATGTCACCAAATCCTGCAACACCCAATGGGCTGTCTAGTCTTTTGTAAAGTCTTGATGACTGAATGATGGTGGCCTGTTTGATTGCGATTGGTACCGAAGGCCAACCCCAAACACCGGTGATGCGACAAAGGGCTTGCTGGTCAACAACAGGCCAAGTGTAAGTGTTGACAGCCCTGATGCCTGTGTATGGCATGTAAAGACCATCTGAGCGGCTGTTTAGTGGCTCAAGCTGAAAGTCGTTGGCTTCCCAAACAACATAAGTGTCCCCGACTTCATCGGTAGAGGATACTACTGAAACCGAGATGGCATCGTCAATGATTAGGTTGATTGCATCGGTAGCGGCAAAGTTTCGAGTAGCTGTTCCAGCGTTAGAAAAGGTGCGAGCTGTGTAGCCGTCAATCATGCGAGAAGCAGACTCAATGGCTGTTTCTAGTAAAGAATCATCGATATTGTCTGTGATGCGAAGTGAATTTTTCACCTCTTGAAGTGTGGCGTAGCCGTTGGTGATTGCCATAATGTTCTCTATTCTACTGGCTGGAAAGGATACTAAAAAAGCCCTTTAGTCCCAAGAGTTCTCTCGTCTAATTCTAAGCGACCATTCCCCGCTGTTCATGTTGTTCTCAGCTATTCGCTTCTCATAAAGCCTTTGATTTATAGAGAAAGTGTAAGCGTTCTTTGGACCGAATCCAGCGCCAATCGTAGAGCTGTTGTCATGATGAATAGTGGCATGAATACGCTTCTTTGGAATACCGAGAGCGTCAATCTGCCTCTCATAGTCATTGTCCTCAAAGTAGAGAGGGTGGAACAACTCACTTGCTAGTCCAGCTTTTAGGACTACACCTTCACCAAGTGCAATAAAGCACCAGTCAGGCACAGCATCCACAAAGTTTAGGGCTTCAGTATCTACCTCATTATGTATCTTCTCTAAGCTTCCAGGCGCACAATAAGTATCCTCGCTAGCCATAATCCAATACTTAGCGTGTGGTGTTGACTTGACGACAAGGTTCATAGCTGCGGTTGGCCCTAAACCAAAAGGAACTTGTATAAGCCACATGTTCTTTACAATGTCAGGCTTGACTGGCTCAAATACTCTCTTGCCAGAATTGTCAACAATAACAAGATGCTCAACTGGGTAGTCAATCGAGTCAATCATTCTTTGGGCTAGATCGTGCCTAGCGTAAGTTGGAAAGGCTAATACAGGAATCATTTGAGCAGCTTTCTTAGGATTGGCATCCAGCTATTTTCCCATACCTTTTCAACATCGAACTGGCTGGCAAAGTCTATGGCTACCTGTGATGGTCCACGCTCGGCTTTGTAGGCTTCCTCTAGCGCGTTGACTAAGCTACCTACATTCGGTGTCATCCACCAAGCGTCTTGACCGGCATCCCAACTTAGCTGTCCATCGGTTAGCCATGAGTCCTCGCTGATTAGGTCAGGTGTTGCTGCCCAGTTTGACCCAATTACCCTAGTGCCACAAGCCTGAGCTTCGACGCTAGGAACGCCAAAGCCTTCACCCAAGCTAGGTGCTAGTAAAACATCCATCCTTGTATAGAGAGCAGCAAGGTCAGACTTGGCTAGACCAAAGCGATAGTCCTGTGGGTTGGGAAATATTACTTGATCCTTTTTTACTCCTAGCGATGCAAGGATGTTTAGCAAGTTCCAGCCACCTGATAACCCGAATGAATCGGTGTGAAGGTATAGGACTGCATCAGGCTTGTCTTTGGCAAAAATACTAAAGGCAAGAATTAGCTCGCCATAAGCTTTGCGGTGAACTAGACCCGATGCCTTGTTAGCAGCCACTACTCCAACAACAAAGGTTTCTGGCGTGATGCCCATGTAATCATTGATTGGGTGTTTGCCTATTTTGTAAGTTGGCTTGTAAGTCTTGGTGTCTATTGCGTGAGGCGCGTATTCACACTCAATGCCTTTAGCTGTTAGCTGTCTAACACCATGAGGTGACATGGCGATAGGCGTGACATTTTCTTTCTTTAGAAACTTCTCTACGCCTGGTGGCAAAGTCACATGGTCAAGTGGTGTCCAAGCCGCGATTGGAAAGTCATCGTAACCTTTGGCTTTCATCACCCAGACATCGTAAAGGCTAATAAAAAGGTTTGGCTTATTCTTGTCAGCAATAAAGGTCTTGTGATCCTGTGGCCCAGAGTCGTTTGAGTATTGGTCTAAGCCTCTGGGGTAATGAGGTATTTCACCATGAGGGGTTTTGATTGTGCTAGGGATTCCCTCAAGGCCGTAGTTGGAAAGCATTGCCACATCTAGGCTTGCTCGCTTTAGTCGGTCAATAAGCATTGTGACTTGTTGGCCGTATCCGGTTGGGGCGTTGTAGCTATTAGACCAGACGCTTACTGCGCCATTTAGTTTCTCTTTATTTGTAGGCATACATAAACAATACCAAAAAAAGACAGTGGGCCACAGTCCTACGCTCTGTGACCCACTGCCAGCTTTTTGACTGGGGGCTAGATTTAGCTAGCTCCACCCTTGAAGTACCCGATGTGGGTAGCGTGGGTTAGTCCACCGTCAAGACGGATTAGGCCTCGGTAGGTGATTGTGTCTTGGTTGAACGCGAAGTCAGCTGACTGGTCAACGCGGATTCCACCTGCAACGCGAACCTTGAAGCTTGGTAGGTGGCCGAACAATACAGACTTAGCTGCTGTTCCTACTGCTGCAACATTTGGGTTCTCGTACACTGGGTAGCCAAGCAAGGTTGCTGGCTGTCCTGGTACTGCTGAGTTGGTCCAGATGTAGTTTCCTGCGCCATCCTTCAACTTACGAGCTGCTGCGATACCGGTCTTGCTCATCTGGAAGCCTAGGCCTGGAAGTACGCGAGCACCATCGGCGATTCCGTAAACCAAGTCAATTAGGTTCTCGTATGAAGCGGCTCCAGCAACACCAGTTCCACCAGTTACTACCGAGCCAGCGGCTGCGGATAGCTTTGTGGTTAGAACGGAGTTAGCCTGGAGACCCAAAGAGGTTCCTAGCTGCTGTGCGATGTAGCTTGAGATGTTGAATCCAGCGTCAGTTACTAGTTCCTGAGCAACCTGAACCAAAGCACCGTACTTCTCAGCACCAAGAGTGATGGATGCGAAGGTTGGGTTGGACTCAGAGATGGTTCCTGCTGCTGCTACTGATCCAGCGGATGAGGTAGCGGTAACAGTTGGGATTACTAGGTTCTCACCTGAAGTGGTGTTGAAAACCTCAGAAACAGTTAGCATTGGGCCAACTAGCTGAGCGATTTCGAATACCTGGTCATAGAAAGACTGACCAACAGTGTTTGCGGATGGAACTAGGGTACGAGCCTCGCGAGCGAAGTCGTATCCGCGCATTTCGCCAGAAGCGATTGCACGAAGGATGTCAGCGTCAGAGTTCTGAGCTGATGGAGCTGATGGTGTGAATGAAGCTGCTGCCTCAGACGCGCGAGCTTCGCGGTCTGCTAGCTTGCGAGCGGTTTCGATTGTTGCATCGGCTGAGTCAATGTCAGCTTCAATGCGAGCAATCTTGGTGTTTTCTTCAGCAGATAGACCACGCTTTTCAGCCTGTGCAATGTCAAGAACTTCTCTTGCCTGTGCGATCAGGTTGTTGCGAGCGTCTGTCTGTGACTTGATGAAATCAGACATGATTCTCCTATAAATGATTGAATGGGGTTCCTGCGGTGCTGACACTCAACAGATACAGCGGTGCTTACACTCAACTGTTAGGTTCAAGTTTATAGGCAAAAGAAAACCCCAGCTCAGAAAGGGGGTTGAGCTGGGGCTAAAGAAACTCTATCGGGTTTCTTTACTGTCAACAACCCTTGCTTCTTTGGCTGGGTTGTATGAGTTTGTGTTATCGAGTTCCCAAACTGCTTTAGCTAAGTCATCAGCTAGGTCAGCGATTACGCCTACTGATGGGTTGCCAGCTGCCTTTAGGATTGCTCTTTTGATGTCATCTTTGCTTGCCATGTTTATATCCTTTTCAATAGAAGGTCAAACTGCTTTTTCTTTAGGTCTAGTAGCTCAAGGCCGTTGTCAATAACTTCCTCAATCTCTGGCTGTGCTTTTAGCTTGTTGACCACATCGGTAATCAAGTTAGCGTTGGCCTCGTCAAGTTCCTCACCTGACTCTAGCTTCAGCAGGGCATCGGCTAACTGGTCTGGGTTGATGGTTTGGGATGATCTAACTGCTGCCTCGGTAGCCTTGTAGGCCCCGAAAGAAACCACGCTTACTTCGAATAATCTGACTGATTCCAATGTTCTTGTCTGCCCATCTCTTGACCATGAATCTTTGATGACATTGAATCCAAAAGACATTTCATTGATTACATTTGTGCGAAGAAGCTCTGCAACATCACGCCCGCGCGAAGTCTGTGGCAACTGAGCAGTCACCTTGAGTCCACGCTCATCCTCAACGAGTTGCATGGTTCCACCTCTTAGGGAAGCCAGAGGCTCACCTGAGTCATGGTTCCAAAGAAGCTTGACCTCGTTGCGAGATTGCAAAGAACGCTTGAAAGCACCTGGCGCAACATACTCAATGAAACCACCTAAATCCTCGGATGGGGAATTGAAAACAGAGGCGTAGCCGGTGAAGGTCATGCCGTCACCCTCAGCCCTGACCTCGAAGTCAACGCTGTTGGTTCTTATCTCTGGCTCTTTAGCCTGTGGGCCGTCAATCTTTAGCGCGATTGCCCTCGCAACCTTGAGCCACTTGTTCTTGTTATCCATGCTGTTAGTTTCCTCTGCTCTGATTCTAGCAACTACTGAATCAGCGTAGTCTTGGGTTCTTTGTGCTGCTCTCTTGCTTGGTCCTGATCCCCAAAGCAAATGAGCAACTACACCTGCTGATGGGTAGTTGTCTGAGTCTGGATTTGCATCTGGTGAGTCAAGGTCAACTAGGTGCCTAGCAATCCAAGCAGCTATTCTTATCCACTTGTCATCTGACACGCGACCTTCAGCCATCTCTCTAGCTTCGCGAATAGTGCCAGGGGTTACGCCGTCACCAGCAAGACCTTCCTCGTAATACTCAAGTCCACGCCGAGCTGCTGCTCTCATGTAGGCAGGGGCTTCTTGGTTGATAGCCCTACCTTCATCGTTTGACTGCCAAGAGTTGCAGTAGAAACCACCATCAACAAAGTCATCCCAACGCTCACACCAAGCTTTGTCGCCTTCAGCGTTTACCCTTGATTCGTCAAAGAAGAAACAGTTGCCACAAGCTCTGCCCTCTGGCACATCCTCGGCTAGAGCTGGTCTGTAATTATCTGGCAGGTTAGCACCCTCAATGTCAGGCTCGTCAATTTCCTCGACCTGTTCCATCTCGACAGCAATCATCTTTGGTGTTGGTATCTTTTCAAGCTGAAATACATTGATGACCATCATCTTGTCGGTTGGTTCAAAGATGCCATCCTCGTAGTCAAACAATCTGACCACAGCAAACTGCTCTTGCACCATCTCAATCTGAGCAGCAACTCTTGGGTCAAGTGGTGACCAAGATACAAAGTCACCGATAGCAAGTGAACCGACAGCAGCTCGCTCACCAATAAACTCAGTTTTTTCAGCAAGGCTAATAGCGACAGCTTGATCAATGGCAGATTGCTTAGAGTCATGGCAAGCGATTAGCTCGCCGTTCTCTTTCTCAACAGCCCAGTCAGAACACTCAGAGTTTTCTTTTGTAATGTAATAAGGCATTATTTGACCACCAGTATTCTTAGGTTGCAATTACTATCAGCGATTGCGTAAAGCTCATCCATCGGTAGCAACTGAATAACGCTTGTCTGTGTTGCAACAGCATGCATGCCATTGGTCAAGGTTACATCTGGCCCACCAATAAATATTTCCCTGTTTTGGTTATGTTCGTGATTGTGAATACAAATATGCTGAACACCTGTGCTGGGTGGGACTACTAGGGTTCTTACATTAGCTACAAGGTCGTAGCCATAAGTCTTGACAGTCATCAGACCTCGTAAACAGCTTCAGGATTGTTGGGGTCAATCTGAGCAACTGCTTGCAGTTGAGTGCTTGGCAATCCTGTGTGTCCGATAGCTGGAAGTCCGACTGCGATTAGTGCCTCGGCTGGGTCGAAACCTGAGATTACAAGTTGCTGAACCATCTTGACGCGCTTCTCATCGGTAATGATTGAGGTGTCTGCGAGCGCGATGTTAGCTAGTGGCACTCGGTACTGGTCACCTTGCTCAACTGGCTGCATGTCCTCAAGTCTGCGGATGTCGTTTGTTGAGTAGAAACCAGCTTGCGATCCAACTGAGTAAGAACGGATACGAGCCTCAAGGTCTGCTCTCAGCAAGTCACCGAACTGGAACTTGATGAACGCATCGCCTGGTAGTAGGCGAGAGAAAGCAGCCTCAACCTTTTCAGCCAAAGGTCTTAGTGTCATAGATACAAACTGAAGGTTGTTCTGCTCGACAGATGCGTAGCTTGCTGTACCTGGTACGCCTAGCAAGTGAAGTGGCACATTGAAAGCTCTGGCAATTTCCTCGACTGCGAACTTGCGTGACTCTAGTGCTTGTGAGGCTTCAGGGTCTAGCTGTGTTGAAACAAACTTAGCTCCACCGGATAGAACGCCTGTCTTGTGCGCTCGTCTTGTTCCGTTGCGGTGTCTTGCATCAAAGCCGTCAGCTAGTTGTTTTGCTTGCTCACTTGTTAGGTTGCCTGGGAACTCGATAACACCAGCTGCTGATGCACCTGTGCCAAAGAATCTAGCAGCGTAATCGCTAAGTGCAATGTTTAGTCCTAGTGCTTGCTTTAGGGTTTCTACTCGGCTCAAGCCTTTTAGTTCGCCTGGAAGGATTAGGTCAACGATGTGAATGACCTCATCGTTGTTTAGTGGTCTAGCTTCATCTTGGTAGCGGTAAACCTTGCGACCAATCTTGGAACGCTCAACCTCAATCTTTTCTGGGTTTAGGTTTACTAGGTTTACAACCTGACCTTGTGCATCCCTAAAGACTCTGGTGTAAGAGTTGCCATGTACCAACAAGCTAGAAAAGACCTGCTGAAAGAACGCTGCTCTTGTGCTTAGGTCAACATCTGGCTGGTCTAACCAAACTGGTCTAGGGTTCAAGGGTCGGCGTGTTGCACCAATCCTTAGATAAGCCCCACATGGCAAAGTTGAAATGGTGTCAGAGATTAGGCTGACTGCTGAAAAGAAAGCAACAATCTCAAAAGACTTTTTGGTTGTTACATTTACGCCAGCTTCCGATTGTAAACCCCAAGGCTCACCTGCACCCCAAACAGTCTGAAAACTTACAGCGCGTTGTTCAAAAAGATTACCGAGCATTACTTACTTCTTTCAATGGCTATACCGAATACGAGCAGTCCGATACCTAGCAGAATTACCCCTGCTGGTGGATAAATAAAAGAAGCCCCTAGTGCGATGGCAAATACGCCTGTCGCTTGAAGTATTGTCGCTGTCATTACCAACCTAAATAAAGAATTGAGGAGTCAGTTGCTCATCCTCTACTCTACCAACAGTTGCTCTATCAAAGGCTATGACAGCCGCGACAGCAGCGTCAATCTTGCGCGGTGATCCACGATGTTCTTTTACGATTCTTGGTCCTAAGCGGTCAACCTTGATAACTGTGTTGGATAAGTGCCTAGTCAGCGTTGGGTTTCCGTCATGGGTTAGCTGGCTTTCAGTCACAGCTTGGTAGAGCTTTGAGCAAGCTGGGACCATTCGACTAGGTGAGCTTGAGTTGTATTCGACCACTGGTAAGCCAAGGTCTTGCATAGCTTCCATTGTGCGTTGCCAGCGGAAAGGGTCACAGGCTATCTCTTTTACATTGTATTTCTGGCAAAACTGGATAATCTCATCCTCGACTTCTGAGGTGCTAACGCGCCAGTCATCGGTATCCTCTGGCTGTTTCTCCCAAACCCTAATCAATCCGACATGAGGTAGCTCATCCTCTTTAGGGATTGTGCAATAAGCAAGAGCTGTGCAGTCACCATTGAACGAGCCATCAAAGCCAACAATGACCGGCTGGTCAGGGTCAAGTTCGATGTCTGCATCTAGCTGCTCCCACTTGCCAGTTGGTAGCCAAGCGTTTAGCGAGCTAACCCATTGATTGAGTCGCTTGGTTCTAAACTCTGGCTCAGGTGTTCTATTGACTGCTGAGGCAAAGTCATCCTTGGATACTAGATCGTTGTACCCAGGATTAGCTGATTCCCAAGTTGATTCAAGTCTGTGGTCTGCTTCTGGCTCTGCCTCCCACCAAGACATAAAAAAAGTCGGGTCATCTATCTCACCTGTTGACACACGCTTGCCGTATTGGTAGAGGCTGTAAGCAATGGAGTCCTGTCCGGTCATGTCTTGCTTTTGACCTGCTGTGGTGACAGCAAGTAATTGAGCAAGCTTGCCTCTGTTACCCATCGAGAGTGACAACACATCAAATAGCTCGCGATTCCTGTGGGCATGTGCCTCATCGAGAATCGCGCGAGAACAGTTAAGGCCTTCCTTGCTATAAGCCTCAGCAGACAAAACCTTCATTACTGAGCCGGTGCTTGGCACATAAATAGCATCACGATACAAGGTACACATTTCGGATAGCTCGCTTGACTCGACCATTCGCTTTGCCTCACCAAAGATTATTCGAGCCTGTTCCTTTTCAGCGGCAGCTACAACAACCTCACCACCTTCGATACCCTCAGCAATCAAGCTGTAAAGGGCAAGCATTGAGGCTAGGGCTGATTTGCCTGATTTCCTGGGTGTGCCTACAAGTGCCACTCTTGCGGTTAGTCCACCATCTGCATCTCTAGCAAAGATACGCCTGACCAGTTCCTTTTGCCAAGGTCTTAGGACTAAGGCATCACCGGTTTTACCTGCTATTCCGTCTTTACCGATTGTGCCAAAGGCCTCGGCAAACTCAATAGCTAACTCGCCGTCACCTTTGTCAATAGCCTCTTGAGGGACAGGGGTTAGCCAGCGTGGGGGCCAGCTACTGTTTGGCTTGTCGCTTGGCAATGATTTCCTCTAGCTTGGTCTTGGTCTTGGCAGACACTAAGCCAAGGCGTGTTCGGTCAGCAGGGCTAAAGCCTAGCAAGCTAAGTCCGGTCACAATAGCCTTCTCGACCTCGTTGGCTTGTCTGTACCAGGTCGGGTCAGTTGGGTCAGCTTGAATCTGTTCCTTGATTAGCTCCCGCCGGTCTAGCTGCTCACAGACAAGCTGGACAAGTTGGGTATCGGTCTTGATGCTGATCCAAAGCTCACCGGCTCCAAAGATGCTGTCCCAGAATCGCTTGCCTACTTCGCCTAGTTCCACCGGTGGCTCAATGTAGCCGTACTCAAGGGGGGCCAAAGCATCGTTAGTTCTGATGGCTCTTTTGCCAGGATTACCGATTAGCATTTTTAGCTCGGCTGGCTTAGGTGGATTGGGCATACAACCAGCATACCTTCAATGGTTTTGAACTGCGGAGATGCACAGAAGCA